CCAACATCCGTTCCTTTACCTTTTTTGCCTATGCCCAAATCGGGTGATGCTTTTGGTGAAGCAAAAACGGGGCTTTTAATTGTGCCATCCATTTTGGGCAATCCCAACTTACTTTCTTCTTTGAACCCTGCAACCCCTTTGTTGTACCCCTCAGTAAATGCCGTTCCCAACTTTTGACCAGCGTTCATAAAATTATCAACGTTGGCTTTAACCGCTTCGACCGAAGCCGCTAAACCCTTTTTCACCATGTCAAAATCGGCGGTGAAAATGCCATACAATATTTGACCCAAAGCCGCCAAAGGTCTAATTGCAAAATCATAAACAAAACCACCAAACACTTTCAAGGCTTCCCATGTACCCGTCAAACCACCTCTAAAACCTTCAAATTTGCCCCAAGCATAAATAACACCCGTTGTCAATGCTGCAATACCCATAATAACAATACCAATCGGATTGGCAGCCATCACACCATTCAAAATCATGGTAGCCGTAGCCCAAATTGTGGTGGCATTGGCAGCAATGAACGTGATAACATTATAAGCGGCTACCCCAAAAGTCAATACCTTAAAAACACCGTATCCAATCAAAACCGCCTTACCCATATTCAAAAATTCAACGCTCCACGCTTTGATTGCACCCGCATTGTCTTTTATCCACTTCAAAGACGGTATCAAATATTCTTTCAAAAACACCGTTACGCTTGGCATAACCGCTTGGGCAAAAGCAATTTGAACGCCATACAAGGAGTTTTGAAACTCATTAAATCCCGCCCTTGCAGAATTTAAAGCCGTTGGTACACCCGCCGCAAATGTCTTTTTCATTTCTTCGGCAAACTTTGGCAAAAACTTGGCGGCTTGTATTTCACCTTGTTCAAGCATCTTACCCAACTGTTGTTGCGTGACACCCATCGCACGAGCCGCAATACCAAAAGCACCGGGTAATCTTTCTCCTAATTGCCCCCTCAGTTCTTCCGCACTTACAGTTCCTTTGGATGCCATTTGCGCCAAAGCCAACAAAGACCCTTTTGTTTCATCGGCACTCAAACCCATAACCGTAGTGGCTTGTGCCGTTGAATAAAAAATATCTTGTGTTTGCTTGGATGTCAAACCCGTACCCATCAAGCCACCCGAAAGGGTTTTGAAACCTTCGTAAGCGGCGGTGGCGGGTATCTTCAAATCATCAATGGCTTTGTTCACAAAAGCAAGATTATTTTGACCATCCTTACCGCCCGTAAACTTGATAGCATTTTCCAAAGACTCCAAATCAGCCCCTTTTTTCAAACTATCAACCGCCGTTTGAGTGGACACATAAGCCGCACCCAATTGTAATACCTTTCCTGTCATAGAACTAAAAGCACTTTCGCTTTTAGATTTCATAAAACTTGCACCATTGCCCACGCCTTTCAATTGATTCTCTAAACCCGAAGCCGCCACGGTTGTAGCACTCAACCCCCTCAATATCAGATCAAGTGGGTTTTGCGTCAAATTTTGAATACCAAAAGAAAAACCGTACATAATAACAAGGTGAAAGATGAAAAGAAAAAGGTCGGTGAGTTCGGTTAAGAACGCCGACCTTTTTTTACGAATAGACAAACAGATGAACGACAATTTTTCTTTATTTCAACGCACCACCACCCGCACGAGCGTTTGGTATAAAATAATCCAATACCCGTTTAATGAGTCCGATTATCGTATTGTCGGTGGCAGTGGGCGTTATTCGAGCAATCCATTCAATGAGTGCTAACCCAAAGGCAATAAACATCCAAATATTTGCACCAAGCCACGAGCCTATGCTTTGGTATTGGTCGGGATTGGTCAAAACCACATTCACCGAAACGGGCGTACTGTCTTGATAGCTTTGAAAAATATCACCCGCTTGCACCGTTGGCACAATCACGGGGGCTTTTGTCACCGTCACCGATGACACTTGCGGCGCAACGGGGGCTTTGGAACAACCCACCGAAAACATACAAAGGGCAATAGCCAAAAAACAGGAAAATAAAATTTTAGTCTTCATATTAAATTGATTTTAAATTTTACATTAATTGTCTTAACAAAACGGCAACTTCTTTTGCCAAATGATGCGCCTTGATTTTTGCGTCATACTCTAAAACGTATTCAATTTCATTGTAATACGTACACCAAGTGTTATCATCCAAAAGCGAAGGGTCAATGTGGTAATGAAAGCGAATCAAAGCGTCTCCACGGGAAATATCAGAGTTTGGCTTAGTTCGCTTTACAACTCCCCCAACTCTTCGGGTTCATTGGCTTTTTGAATGATGTGCCATTTATCGGAAATGGCTCTAAAAACTTCTTTATCGGCAATCAATTGCACATCACCAGCTACGAGCGTAGATACCATTTGTAATTCAAGGGCTTTGGTTGGGCTGTTGGCACTTTCTTTATGTGCCAAATCAATGTCGGTACGCTCAATCCGACCAAACACAAAATCGTGTGATTCGCCTTTTGAGTCCTTGACACCCATCACCTTATATAGGCGTTTACCCCTTTTTTTTTCTTTGAGTTCGAGCAACTCTTTTTCAGTTAATTTTGACATCTGTTTGAACTGTTTGCTTTAAGTTATAAAAATATAAAACCCTGTAACATTATGTTACATTTTAGTTTAACGTTTACGGGTCACTTCACCGATAATCAAAGGCAATTCAACTTCTATTTTCATATCATCGGTTGAGTGACTCACCTTGTATTTGGTAAATTCGGTTTGTTCTAACACAAAAACTACCGTTTTGCCCGACTCCACGTAAGCAATCGTGACATCAAAAGGGGGTATTTTGTGAATCTTTTTGTCGGGTGCAGCGTCTTGAAGTGCCAAAAGGTCACTAAACAAAACGGTAATTGACCCGTCGGGTTCTTCACGCCCATAGCTACGACTATTTACTTTCGTACCCGTGCCGTAAATATTCTCCTTTTTTTGTCCATCTCCAAAGTCCACTTTGCGAAGGCCTGATAAGGAAACACCCAAAATGTTGACGGTGACAGTTGTACCGCTGTATGATGCCCCGTTTACGAGGGGTTGAAATTCGTTTGGCATGGTTTAATTTTATTTAATTAGTTGTTATTTTAATCCACGAAGTCCAACTATTAGAACTATTTGACTTTCTATAATAAATATCATTTGTTACATTATCTATATAAGCATGTTGAATAATTGAATAACTTCTTTCAGATGCTAACAAATAATTTTTTTCAGTTACTACCATACCGCTTTTTGTTGAAGATGGCAACCCTACATCATATAATGTTTTCCAAACAATTTTTCCATTATCATAATCATCTGGCAAAGTCATGGTGGTATAAACACCATCAAATCCACAAACACCCAAACTTGGATAAGTACCCGCCAAAAATAAATGCGTAAAGCCTGTGTCTATATTAGATATATATTGAAAACTTTTTAAATTACTTAAATTTCGTGTCAAACGTAGTGCATCAAAAACCACTTTATTTGAACTACTTGAACTTTTAGTAAAAACATTTCCTATCCATTTGATATTAGTAATATTGACATTTCCATTTAGTACAAAATGAAATTCATTTATGATTCCACAGGAATCAAAAGTGTTTTTTTCAAAAATAATTTTATCGCCACTCTCTAAGTCAATAGCTCTATTGTCATTATAAAAGGTCTTAATAAAAGTGTTTTTTTCAAAATTTAAATTTTTCATGTTTTGAATATATCCACCACCACTAATATTTTCAAATTGATTGTTAACAACTGTGACACCATTTACCGATTTAACATAAAACATTCTTTCTGTCTGATAAACATGACAGTTTTCTATAATACAATTAATTGGTTTATTTGTAGATGTAAATGAGTTATCAGTATTTGTAATATAAAATCCATAGGTTTCTGTTGCCGAAGCGTCTTTGCAATTTCTTATCACTATATTTGAAAATATAAAATTCCGTCTTAAAGTTTGATTAACCCCGTTATCGCTGCCATTGACTTGAAGCAAAACAGCCCCTATACCTCCACAGCTATCTATTGTACAATTTGAAACTGTAATGTTATCACACTTTTGAAAGTTCCAACCGGGTTCTATGTTGATAGGGCCCGGCATATTGAAACGTGTACAATTTCTAAAAGTACATTTATCTACTACAACCACGCTACACCCTCCTAATGAAATACCATTTCTATTATTCCTATTTATACCATTAAAAATACAACCCTCAATTTTGATGTTATACGAATTCCTTGCAAAATCCTCTTGTGCCACCTGATTTCCACGATTTATTGAAATACCGTCGCCTTGAAAACCTGTAAATAGTACATTATTAAATCTTACATTACTTGCATCGTGCATGTGTACTAAGTGCATGTATTCATTAAAACCATCTTCTACTACCCTTCCAACCAATTCAATATCTGCAATTATAATATTTTTTTTGCTTGTACTCCATTCACCTAAATTGCTACCTTCATTGTTTTTATTAATGGTTATTAAAGCATCACTTTCTGAATATCTTACGGATGTCTGCATTTGAATCAACCTTGTTTTTCCGTTTTTTGACCCCTTGAAAGAAATATTTGATATTAAATCAACATGTGAAGCATAAAAATTACCGACTGGTAAATTTATTTCTGTAATACCCGCATCCATCATAGCTTTTAACTTCAGCGATATATCTTCAATAGAATTTGGAACTATATCAAAATCATAGGTATTAGGCTCTCGTATATGTGAAACCTTACCTTTATTGTCTTGAAAATATAATTTTTTACCGATTGTTTTAATGAACTTATTTTTTTGGTTTGTTGGTATTATTTCAGTGCTAACTTCCTCTATTGTTGGAATTGTAGCGTTACCAACATAAAAGGATACACCGTCACTATTTACATAAAAAGTCGAATCACCCAAATTTTTTACGTACTTTCCTCTCAGTATTGGCGCATTTCCCGTAGGCAAAACATTAACAACAGGCGTACTATAAAACCCACTCTCAACCGCCTTCTTAATATCACTCACCTTCGCCTTACGCTTCACACCACCCTTTTGGCTGTAAAATTCAAAATTACTATCATCGGGATTGTCTTGATTCTGCCATTTAGACGGGTCTTGCGCCTGTCCAAAAGACAAGATAGAAGCAAATAGGGAAAGAGACAATAAAATAAAACGTTTCATTAATAAAGATTTTTTTGATTAAAAATTATTGAAAATCAGACCATACATCGCCTTCGGGCGTTGTCCACCATTCATTATTAGGTGCAAGCCACCCCGCATCACTTGGAAGATAAACACCGCCCCCGAAGTCGAAATCTTCAAACGGTATTGTTTCGGGGGCTACTGAAAATTTGTCGTAAAACCCATATCCACCACAATTATCCTCGCCCAACCCATCGGAATAATACCAATTTTAATGCGTAAAACTTGCGTGGATAAAATATTTTGATTCGGGTCAATCACAACCCGATAATCGCTCATTTCTTCATCCGTTTTCATTTGACGCAACGTTTGCGCCGCCAAATTGCTAAAATATTGCACCGCATCGGCACTCAATTTCCCTTCACTATCCAAACGTAAAGGGCTTTGAAGTTTTGGCAACAACGAAAGGCGAACCCCCCGCATAGCCTTACCAATCACCCGATTGTTTTGAATGTTTGAAAAATCAGAGGTGGCAAGCGTTGCCGTGTGTGGCTTTTCAACAAACGTACCCGCATAATTATAATGCTTCGCAAACGTCAAATATCGCTTCGTATCCAACTGATTCAAAAGCGAATCAGACGGGTTATCCGTGCCATCACACAAACGAATAACGGCATTTTCAACCGTGTTATCCATCCGCATCCGTTGGCGGTGTCCGATTGACTCATTCACCGTAGCTTTTGCCGTTGCACC